ACGTTTATTGGCGAACTAAACAGCGCTAGCGGTGCGACTGGCTTACTTGGTGATGGCATTGTCGCAATATCAGAAAATCTTGATGAATTACTTGATGTGACGCTTGTGGTAGGTGCGGCATTTGCTGGGCGCTTTGTGGCAGGTCAGGTTGCGGCTACCGCATCAATGGTAAGGACTGCCAGTGCGGCAACGGGTTTAAGGACTGCGCTTTCTTTTTTGGGGGGTCCAGCTGGCGTTATCGCGGGCGCTACGGCGGCGCTTGCACTATACACATCAGAAATTGAAACAGCAGAAGAGCTCCAAGCAAGCTATAAAAACAGCGTTAGCGAATTGGCTGACGAGTTTGAGCGCTTGTCTGATAACGTGCTTGGCACGAAACTCAAGCAGGCTCAAGAGGATTACAATGAGTTAAACAGAGAAAACATCGCGCTTCTAAAAGAAGAAGCCCGACTTGTTGCGGCTCGCGATGCGGCTATGGCTGAGGGTGGCGCTACTGCGGCAGTTGATGAACAGCGCGCTTTGCGCGAGGTGCAGAAACAGATTGAAGCCAACGAGCAGGCGCGTTCAGAATTGCAGCGCACTATTGACGCTGGTTTCGAGTTGCGCCGTAGAGAGACCGAAGCGGGCTTTGAGTCTGCCGAAGCGGCCAAAGCGTCATCAACCGCCACCAAACAACTTGACTCCAACTTCGAGCAATTAGCCCAATCCCTACGCGCCCAAATCATCGAGTACGAGCTAGGCAAAGAGGCAGGCGACGAATATCGCCTAATGAGTCAGTTGAATGCCGCATCGACGCGAGAGGAAGCACAGGCGCTACTTGATTTGCAAGCTCAACTAAAAGCAAGTAAGGCAGCTAGAGAAGAAGAGCAAAAACAAGAGCGCATTCGTAGCGGCATGGTTGACCCATCGCGTGAAATCGACTTGCCATCAAGCCTAGTAGACCAACTCGACCAAGAGCGCGAATACTACGATAACAGCAAGGCGCTGGCAGAGGATGCGGCGAATTTTGTTGCTGAGCAGGAGGCAAGAAAAACACAAGCTCGAATTGCTGCGCTTAACTCAGCGTCTAGTGTGTTCGGCTCGCTTTCTGACATCGTATCAAAAACAAGCGGTGAGCAGTCAGACGCTTTCCAAGCCTTGTTTGCCCTCAGCAAAGGCTTTGCAGTAGCTAACGCGTCACTTAACTTGTACTCAGCTATATCGCAAGCGCTTGCCGACCCCACCGCACTAACACCTGCACAGAAGTTTGCTAACTATGCGGCAATCGCAAGTGCAGCGGGCGGTTTGGTGTCATCAATACAAGGTATTTCTTTTGACGGAGCACGCCGCCAAGGCGGTCAAGTGTTAGGCGGCAATCAATACCTTGTCGGCGAAGATGGACCCGAAGTCGTCAGCATGGGCGGCAACGGTCGTGTTACACCGTTTAATCAGTTGATGAAAGAGGCAGGTGGCGCACAGTCAACGCCTAACTTCAAAACAGAGATTTACAACATGGCGAATGGCGTCGAGGTTAAATCAAAACAGCCACGCTGGAGCAACGAGGATAAAGCATGGGTGCTAGGTGTCGTCGTGGAGAGCTTAGACCAACGCCGCGATGTGTTTAAAGGCATAGAGCGAAACACAACAGCAACAGGTAAGGCAAGATAATGGCAGCTATTGATTACCCGAGTAACTTACCCGCGCCGAGCCAAAGCGGTTATTCGCGTACACGCGATTGGGGCTTTGAAACGTCAGAGCCAGACAGCGGACCGCTTTATAAGCGCAGACGCACGTTTGATGTGTGGGATAGATACCCCATCACATGGCAAAACCTGTCAGAGGGTGAGGCGTTCGCGCTAGACCGCTTTGTGCGCATTACACTCGACAACGGGTTAAAGCCGTTCAACATGGAAGTTTACAGCGACGGCGTACTGATTGAGCGCGAAGTTAAGTTTATTCGTGCGCCGCAGATTACTGGCACAAATGCGCTTACGACAAGTTACAGCGCAGAGATTTACTCGCGTGATGTATCAACGCCATACGATGCATTGTCAAGTGAATGGGAGCAATATCTTGTTGCGCAGGAAGGCTCAATGCTTGACGGTATGGCAGAGCTAGACAGGATTGTAAACGTGGAGTTTCCAAGTTAATGGCTGAATCAACATTAAAAGCGTTCTATCGCACAAAAGCGCTCGACCAAGTTAAGTATACAACACTTGAGTTTTATAATCCGAATGCAGGTACGCGCAGATTTGTTACTGAGCAAGTTGAAGATAAAGATTTTTTAATTGAGTCGGGCGCACCATTAAACGCAGGCAAAGTCGTGACATTCCAAGCGGTTGCATTCTCTGCACCTGAGCCTGAGCAATCAGAAAGCGGCGCGATGCTCAACATCGACATGGGTGCGATTGGGTTTGAAGCAAAGCCGTACTTAGAGGCTGTGATGACGCAATGGCCGCAGCGGTTGGACGTGCGCTACCGTCAATATTTGTCGGGTTATAGTCAGCCTCAGTTAGTCGTTTATCTTGAGGGTGCAGAAGTAACAATCAATGATAGCGTTGTGTCTATACAGGCAGAGCAAGTCAACCAAGCGGCTAGAAACATCGCGGTTCTTTACGACACTGAAACCTATCCTGGACTACGGAGAAACGCATAATGGAAAGTCCAAGAAATCATATTGAGCGCATGGTAGGGTTGCCGTGGGTGCAAGCAAGCGACGACCCTGTTAATGGCGGCGTTGACTGTTGGGGCGCTGTTGTGTACTCATACAAGTGCATCGATTGCATTACACTACCAAGCGCAACCAATCGTATGGCGTGTGAGCTAGACGCAAGCGCACAGTCTGACATGCAAGATTATTACGAAGTAAAACCACGCACTGAACGCTCTATATTCTGCTGTTATGACAAAGACGGGAGCATGGTGCATATTGGGCGAGTGTTGGCGGGCAAGGCGTATCACTCAGTTGGTACGCCCGACAATCCGCGAAAAGTCTGCTTGTGGAAACTCGATTACTTAGAAGATTTGTATAACAAGCAAGACGGCTATGTTAAATACATTCAGTACAGAGGCTATCAATAATGCCAACGATTGTCATACAGCCTGATATCACCAAGCCTGCAAAAGATATTGTTCGCGTCGATGACTGTAACCTGCTCGACTTTTTGGTTGATAGCAAGTGGGATTACTTAGGTGACACAAAAGGACGTTTGCAGACATATTTAAACGGCAATCTTATTGCCGACAGTGGTACGATGTCGCTTGATAAGTGCAACGATGCGCTGTCGAAGGCAAACATCGGCAGTAGCGACCAAGTGTTTATCGCTGTTTCTCCGTTGGGTTTAGACCCATTTACGCAGGCTTTGATTATTGGTGCGGTTGTGGCGGTAGCGACATTCGCATTTCTGCCTGAGCCTGAAATACCTAATAACATGGGGCAGTCAAAGTCTAGCCCAAACAACCGGCTATCAGAAGCTTCAAACGAGTTCCGTGTTGACCAAGCTGTGCCTGATATTTCGGGCAAGCTACGCGTGTTCCCTGACTTTGTACAAAACAGCTATTACATATATGAGAACAACATCAAGAAGTTTGTTGAAGTATTCTGCATTGGCTACGGCTATATTGATGGTACTCTTATTCGTGATGGGGAAACGCTGTTTGATGATGTAACAGGCTCAACTGCTACGATTTATCAGCCTAATGATACGATGCCTGATTTAGCCGATGTGCGCGCAGTTACAAACGTTTCTGACAAAGAGATATTGCCGCCCGACGATAGCGGTTTGACTCAATCTTTTACTGGTGGTGAAACGCGAGGAACTGGCGTTAATACAGTAGAGCTACCGAATCAAGCGGTAGAGCCGCTGCTACTGGAAATAGGAGACGAAATACAAATAAAAGGTGATTATTCGTTTGAGCTTGTTAATGGCAGGGGGATTATTGTAAGCATTACAGATTTAGGAACGCGCACTGAAATTGTTATTGATGACAGCTTCGGTCAAGCTGAGTCAAACTTTGACGGTACTATCACAAAATTAAACGCTGTACCGTATTTCAAGATGCAGGGCTCAAGTATTGAAGAAATACGATTTCATGTTGTATGCCCTCGCGGAATAAGAAGTCAAAACGATGACGTTTTAGAGATAAACTTTTCTTTACAAGCGCGTGAGATTGATGCAAACGGCGACCCAACAGGCACAGAGGTTACAAAATCAGTTAGCATTAGAGCGAATACGCTTAATGAGCAAAACAGGACGTTTTATCTAGACTCGTCCGACGGCTTAACGCCAAGTCGATATGAGGCAAGAATCAGAAGAACGACAAACCAAGAGCCATCACCGGGTTCTGATTTGTGCTTACTAGAAAGACTGGAATCAGTAACTTACTATACGCCAAACTTTGGTTTTAAAACACATTTAATCACTAACAGAAGTGCGGGCGCACAAGAGACTAGTGGGAGAAATAAAGTCAACTTGGTTGGACAGCGTTTGCTTGAGCTATTCGACCCAGTTACTGGCACGTTCGACGATGGTAACTTTACGGCAACGCGTTCTTTTGCTCAGTACGTGATGTACTTGCTTGTCAAGCGTGGGAATATCCCATTGGCTGACATTGACTATGAGGCGCTGTTCGCTATTGAAGATAGCTTGTCAACACCCGAGCTAGGCTGGTACGACTTTTCAACCGACGATGAGAACGTCAGTTTGCTTGCGCGTGCGCGCTCAGCGTGTAACCTTGCGCGTGTCAGTTTAATACAATACTTCAACAAGTTTTACTTTGTGCGCGATGAAGCACGCACAGAGCGCGTGGCGTTGTTTAACCGTCGTAACCTTGCCCCTGCGTCAAGCTCTCAGACATTTAAGCTTCAACGCTCAAATGAGTACGACTCAGTTGAATTAAAATGGGTTGACCCTGACACCAACGCGAGCGCGTACGTTAAGCGTAGAATCAATCCAACGACGGGGGCAATCGAAACAGGCTTAGGTGAGCGCGTTAAAAAAGTTACGCTTGCGGGCGCGCAGAATGAAATCGTTGCCACTGACCGTTGTGACAAGATGGTGCGCGAATTGCGATACAGTCGCGTTGCAGTGTCCGATGTTGCGCTTGAAGATGCGTTAGCGTTGGGGGTTGGCGATAAAGTCGGCTGGGCTGACCCGTTATTCAGTAATGTTTCAAGCGGCGAGATATTAGCGCAGGATGGCAACGTGTTCACCACAAGTGAGGCGTTTGAGCCAGAAGTCGGCAAAACATATTACGTTTATATCGTCGAGCAAGGTGGCACGCTTAGTAATAGCGTTGTCGCAACAGCGCGCACCGACGGCAACAAGTTTGGCTTTGAAGTATCTCAAACGCTTAACTCATACGTTGCTGATGGCTATCAAATACAGCTTGGCTCAACTTACATCATCGCTTCTGAAAGTGATATTGCTATTAGTGATTACATCGTCACTGAGCGCGGAAAGGCAGACAGTAGCGGGCGTGTTCCAATAAAGCTACGTCGCTACGACGAGCGCGAATTTGAAGCAGACGTATAATAGGTTATACTACTGGTCAGACCAGTTTAATTATTGAGGTGAAAAATGGCAGGCACGGGCAACCCAATCGGAAGCACAGCTTTTGCAGATTTTGAGTACAACGTCGGCGTTGCAGTCGATAACTGGACAAACAGCACTGACAATACCGTGCTTTTGCGCACCATTAGCGGTGTTCAGCGTGAGGTGCCGACGCTTAACGGTATTGTTCAGCAAGGGCAAAATGCCATTCAAGCGATTCAAGATGACTTTGACGCAGCTCAAGCAGGTCAGTTTGTCGCGGACAGTGAAGCAGCAGCAGACAGAGCCGAGACGGCAGCCGATGTAGCCATGACAGCAGGTTTGGTGTATCCAGACGTAGCAAGCGGTGAAGCGGCGCGTGTTGACGGTGACTATTTTTGGGTTGTGTCGGCAAACGATAGCGAAGTGCTTGAGCTATGGCTAATGGGTGCGACGAATGCTACGGATACGGGTAAGCGAACTGTGAGTTATACCGGTTCGTATCTGTTTAAAGGGACGCTCGCAAGCGGTTCGCTTAGAGATGCAGAGTATGGTTTTATGCTAGTTTCAAGCGCTAACACTTATAGCGATTTACCGACCGACTGGCTATCTATTCGCGATGGTTACTTATCAACAGATTTTTACGACACAGAAAAGCGTTTTGCAATTCAAGTTTTGCGTTATGCAGATAATCCGAACCAAATTTGGGTTAGAAAAAGCGACAATTTCTCATCGGGTACAACAGGATGGGTTAAAATTAGCGGCACTGACAGTGTAGCAACTGATCAGTTAAAATTCAGGTCTGTCACACGCGATAAGATAGCAATAAAGGCTATCGTCGAAGCGCTTATTGAAGATAATGAAATATCTCGCGCTAAGTTGAAAAGTGAATTTTTGTATAGCGGTTCAGTTCTAGACGGAATCGATCTTAATAGCGCTAAATTAGGTGATGGAACGCACATCGTATTGAATACTTGCACTAATATCCCATCTTCGATCAGCGGTTCTTCTATCGCTGAAGAGTCCAATGCAGGTGCTTGGACAATACAGCGAATTACTTCGCTCGATGTGCCAGAGCTTTCATATTGGCGTATAGCCGCTTATGGCATTCCTAGTTTTACTGAGTGGACGCGCTCATCGGGTGGTGCATCTTCATTCGTTGACAAAACAGCTTTCTTCTTAGGTGATTCAATTACGCAGAATGGGGATTATCCAGCAAGGGTCGCAGCGCGGCTAGGCTGTACTGCGGTGAATGGTGGTATCGGTGGCAGCCGACTTGCGGAACATAACCCTACTTATGCGCCATTCAGCGGTTATAAAATAGCTCAATATATCAACAGTGGTGTTTACACAGAATTACAACAGGGAGCCGATGATCTGTTGGCCAACGAAGGCCTGAATATACAGCCACAGGTTGACAGAATTAAGAATCAAGACTGGAATCAAGTTGACTATATTATCATGTTTTACGGTACTAATGACTACGGTGGTGACGTTGCATTAGGTACTAACGCAGATACAGACCCAGCAACACTAAAAGGGGCATTAAATGTTGCAGTGCAGAACATATTAACTGCTTACCCTCACATACGCATTGCGTTTGTTGGACCTATGTACCGCGATAGATTTTTTGCTGGAGACGGAGAGAACTCTGATGACTTTACAAACACTGCTGGAATTAAGCTAGTTGAGTACGGTGATGCAATTATGGATGCAGCTAACAATAACCACCATTTGCCAGCGCTCGATTTGTATCGAACTTCGGGTGTCAACAGATACACTGCTGACACATACTTGGTGGACGGGCTACATCCTAAAGCGCCTGCAGGCTATCAGTTGCTAGCTGACAAAGTGGCATCGTTCATGCAGTCAGTTTATTAACTAATAAAAAAGAGAAAGAGCATAAACAAATGCAAACCCTCTACTTAGAGCGCGAGCAACTCGACACACAGACCAACGGTATCTTAACGATGCCGTCAGGAGGTTAAATGAACTGGCAAGACTACGAGCCGTTATTCTACAAGTATGAATTCGACTGTCACGAAACGGGCGAGAATGAAATGCAAGTGGAGTTTATGAATACGCTTTATCGATTGCGCTCAGAGTTAGACAGCCCGATGGTTATCACATCGGGTTATCGTTCTCCTGAGCATTCGATTGAAGCCGCAAAGCCGAAGAGAGGCGAGCACACTTACGGGATGGCGTGCGACGTTGCTGTTTATGGTGAAAACGCCTATAATTTAATCAAGCTCGCTATGAAGCATGGTTTTACGCGCATAGGTGTTAAACAGCGCGGAGATTATTCAAAGCGGTTTATTCATTTGGGGTTAGATAACAACTTCCCTCATCCTACTGTTTGGAGTTACTGATATGGACTTAATCAACACAATAGCCGAGGCGATTCCTGCATGGCTTGAAGCTATCCTTGCATTACTTGTTGCGCTGAATGCAATCGCGGCACTGACACCAACGCCGAAAGACAACAAAGCAATCGGCAAGGCGTTAAAGTTCGTGCGTAAAATAATCGACGTATTTGCGTTCAACTTCGGTAATGCGAAGAACAAGAATGATTCTTGATAAGCTAAAAGCAATCGGCTTTTACGTTTTAGCGGGGCTTGTGTTTGTCTGCTGGCTGATATTCTCAAGCCGTCGAGCAGGCAAGAAGTCGCAAGAGCTAAAGCAAAAAGCCGAAACACTGAACAGAGTGGAAGAAGCCAATGAAGTTGAGCATGATATCAACCGTCTTACTCCTAAGCAGCGTCGTGAGCGGTTGCGTAAGCGTAAGTGATTACTGTTACGTAGCGCAAGAGCATGAGTTTAGCGACAAAACAATCGACGCAATGACAGATGAAGAAGTAAAGCAAGAGTTGACGCATAACGAGCAGTACGATAAGCTGTGCAATTAGTTCTTTCATGCTCTCTCCTGACGCCGAGTTTTTTCTCTTTTTCCTCGGCACATTAAGCCCGCCTAGTGCGGGCTTCTTTTTTAGTGAAATCCATCATCGTCGTGGTGGTCATCATCGCCTACATCGTGAAACAAGAAATAAAGACCCCACACAAAAAAGATGCCGATAAATGTCGCCCAAAGTGCCTCTGCGACGCCCATTACTTGATTGCCTCCACTAGCTTTTGCAACTCAATCGTTTCTTTATAAAAACGCTCTGTGAATTGATAAAAGCCGTCTTTATTGACTTTTTCGGCAATACCATAGCGCTGGAGATTTTTAATCTCTACGCTTGATGTCATGCCGTTTTCGCGTAAATCTTTTAGCTTGAACGTCTCATGCTCGGCAGCAATCGCTAATAGCCGCTTCATTTTTGTCAGTGTGATACCCATCAGTATTGCTCCTGATAACTATACGAATAACCATTAGGCTCTGCTTCATCGATGCGGATAAGCACATCGGCTGAGTCGTCTTGCCACCAAATGCCATCGATACATCTCTCCCAGTGGCGGGTGCTTTCGTTGATGCGCCAAAAGTCACCGTTCGTATCGATATGTGTTGCTGATTGTGGTTTCATTGTAAGCTCTCCAAGTCTGTTAAATCCAATCCGCGCTCTTTTAGCTCTAGGCGAAATTCGTTATCGCGCTTTTTCTGCAAATAGGCTTGCTGGCGCTCTTTATCTACTTTCTTTTGTGCGCGTCTTATCATGCGTTCGCGCTCAATCTTCCCAATTAAATTCATATTTCTTCTCCTCAAATGATTGTTGTATTTTGTGTAGTGAGTTTTCAGCTTCCATCGCAAACGATACGACAAGAGGGCTTGATG